GCAGTGGTCAAATGGTGTTCAGAATTTGATCGGAACAACTGGATTGACAAATCCAACTGCGTATCAGGTTGACTTAATAGTTAATCAATTGGATCGCAATGGTGCTATTGTCAAGTCTTACAGTTTTAGAGACGCTTATCCAACTGAAATTGGAACAATCGAATTAGATTATGATACAGTGAATGCAATTGAAACATTCCCAGTAACATTCTATTACAACTACTGGACTTCTAATACAGCAACTGGCGCTAATGGTGGTTTCGGCGTTAATACAACGATCAACACACCAATCGGTTCTTTCCCAATCTAATCGGGAGAACCCTTTCGAGGGTAATACATAATGCAGATTTTTGGGTTTGAGATAAAACGTAAACAGGAGAAGGAACTACAATCGATAGTTTCTCCTTCCTATGATGATGGTGCAACTGTTGTTAACGCAGCAGCTGCACACTATGGTATGGTCATGGATCTTGAGGGAGTTATCAAGACCGAGAATGACCTTATCCGTCGTTACAGAGAAATATCTCAGTATGCTGATTGTGATTCAGCAATTGAGGATATTATTAATGAAGCAATTATCGCTCAAGAAGATAAGCAGCCAATTGAAATAGTTCTTGACGATCTAAAAGTTCCTGATAATATCAAGAAAAAAATTCGTGAAGAGTTTGAACAAGTCTTGTATTTACTGGACTTTGACAACAGAGGTCATGACCTATTTCGTCAATGGTATGTAGATGGTCGTTTGTTCTTTAACATTATGGTAGATCCTAGTAATGCCAAAAAGGGTGTTCAAGAACTACGCTTTATTGATCCACGTAAAATTCGCCGTATCAAACATGTCGAAAAGGCAAAGTCTGATAAAGGTGTTGAGTTAGTTAAGTCTGTAGAGGAATACTACCTGTACAATGACAAAGGCATTACCGAGCAAACTATGCAAGGTGTAAAGATGTCTCTTGACTCAGTAGTGTTTATTCCTTCTGGTCGTATTGATCAGAACACTGGAATGGTTCTATCTTATTTGCATAAAGCAATTAAGCCAGTTAACCAACTAAAGATGATGGAAGATGCATTGGTCATCTACCGTATATCTCGTGCTCCAGAACGTAGAATTTTTTACATTGATGTTGGTAATCTGCCAAAAGTAAAGGCAGAACAATACGTCAATGATATTATGAATAAGTTTAGAAATAAAGTAGTTTATGATGCAACCACTGGCGAAGTGCGTGACGATCGTAAGCATATGTCCATGATGGAAGACTTCTGGATGCCACGAAGAGAAGGTGGCAAGGGTACTGAAATTACTACCTTACCAGGTGGACAAACTCTGGGACAAATTGAAGACATTCAGTATTTCCAGAACAAGTTGTTCCAAGCATTGAATGTACCTATCACAAGACTTCGCCCAGACCAGTCGTTCAATCTGGGTCGCTCGTCAGAAATTACTCGTGATGAAATTAAGTTTAATAAGTTCATCCAACGTATTCGTAAGAAATTTTCATATCTATTCCTTGATGTCCTTCGTGTTCAGTTAATCGCAAAGGGTATCATTCGTGCAGACGAGTGGGAAGAGATGACAAAGAAAATTCGTTTTGACTTTATCGAAGATAATTATTACTCAGAAGTTAAAGACTCTGAGATTTTAACAGGTCGTTTGAATCAGTTACAGTTGGTAGAGCCTTACACAAGTAAGTACTACTCTGAAAATTGGATTCGTAGAAATGTTTTACGTCAGTCTGAAGACGACATTGAAGAGATCGATAAAGAGATCGAAGAAGAAAAAGAAAAGATTGCTGAGAGACAAGCTGACCAACAGGAACGTAATGCTGCTCGGGGATCAATGAACATGCAACCCGATGAACAACAAGATGGAGCATCGCAATGAGTGAATCAGTAAGAAATTTAATTGACGCAATCGCAACAGGTAGTGCAGTTGGCACAGAAGAACAATTTAATGCTGCCATGGCAGAGAAAATTTCTGTTAAACTAGACGCTATGCGTCAAGACGTTGCAGCCAATATGTTTGCATCACAAGAAACCACAGAAAGTAATGAGTAAACCTTTTAGCGAGTTAAGATCCAAACTCTTCGAAAGTCTCGGAGTGCTGGACAAATACACTTGCTATGACAGTGTTGTAACTGTCAATAAGGATTACTCGCTGATCATCGATGGTCACAAACTACAAGATAATTTTGAAAGTTTGGAAGAAGCAAAGACATACGCTAAACGATACGTTGAAAATCAAAAGTTTCTAGAAGATATTAATACCACAGTACCCGAAGAAAAAGTAGCACACTATATTCGTCAATATCATAATGTAGAAAAAATTACCGATACACTTATTGAATCCTATATCGAACTTGCTTCTTCCAATTTATTTTCAGTTGACCCTGTTGTTATCGCCATCAAAGAAAGATCGGCAGTTGAGTTTAGTGGTAAACTAGAGTATCAGTTAGCCGATGGTAACATCGTTGCAATAAATGAGGATACTCAAGAAACCCTAAATAATTTATTACAAGACAAACCAGAGATTGTTGATTACATGCGTGAAAGTAAAAACAATTTCATGAGAATACTAAGAGAGATCTAAAATGGCAGTCACCAAAACAATTCTTAAGAACTCCAATAATGAATCAGTAGTTAAAGTTGCTGGCACTGCTGCAGCAGCCACTATTGATCTTAGTGCAGATTTAGTGTCATCAACTCAAGCACTAGATGGTGCTACTCAAACAGTTAACATTGCTGGATTAGTTTGGACTGGCGCAAACGATGGCATTATTTCAATTGCCAGAAACAGTGTAGTTGTTGCAACACTGCAAGCAAATGCTGCTGGTGCTCTTGATTTCACAGGTCAGATGATGGTTCCAGAAACTATCGAAAACACTAGTGATATTGTTGTTACTATTTCTGGTGCTCAAGCTGAATGTTGGATTCGTTTAAGAAAAACTGGCGGTTATGCCGATAAGGTTGAAACTGGTATCTATGGTTCATACGACGATACTACTCGTGTTGGTGCTAAGACTACCGTAACTGGTAGCCCAGACTACGTTGCACCATAAGGATAAGCCATGAAACTTATTAGAGAAGTTTACGACACAGTTAACATCGTTACCGAGGGAAGTCTCGGTAAAGGTAAAGATTACTTTATTGAAGGCATTTTCCTTCAAGCAGAATTAGTAAATCGCAATGGACGTATGTATACCGAAAAGGTAATGGACAAAGAAGTCCAGCGTTATTGCGAACAATACATAGATAAAAATCGTGCTTATGGTGAGTTGGGTCACCCAGACAGTCCTTCAATCAACTTAGATCGTGTTTCACATATGATCGTTTCGTTGAGAAAAGAGGGAACCAACTACATCGGGAAAGCAAAAATTCTAGACACACCAATGGGTAAGATTGCAAAAGGTCTTCTTGATGGTGGCGCAAATCTTGGCGTTTCTAGTCGTGCACTTGGATCACTTAAAACTAATAGTGAAGGTGTCCAAATTGTTCAAGACGATTTCATGCTGTCAACAGCAGCTGATATCGTAGCCGACCCTTCTGCTCCAGATGCTTTCGTTCGAGGCATTATGGAAGGACATGAGTGGGTTTTTGTTGATGGAAAATATGTGCAAAAGAATATAGAAGAAGTTAGGGCAGTTATCAAGAAAACTTCTTCTGCAGGTCTTAACGAAACTAAGTTACGTGCTTTCCAGCACTTCTTGGGTAAAATTCGCTAAATAATAAATAATCATATAGAACTCATCCAGTTAATAGGAGATACAGATGTCTATCGAAAGAAAAATCGCTGAATTACTCGCTGAAGCAAAAACGCTTCAAGAGGACACAACAGAAGTCGTAGTTGAAGATACAACAGATGAAACTGTTGTTGAAGATGCTACACAAGTTACAACTGAAGAAGTTGTAGAAGTTACAGAAGAAAAAGCTGCTCGTGAGATCACAGTTGACGTTACTGAAGACGTTGCTGCTCTTACTAATGGTGAAGACCTTTCCGAGGAATTCAAAACCAAAGCTGCTAA